CTCACCAAGCTCGCCAAGCTCTGCGCGCAGTTCGTGCGCGAGGGGCTGACGTTCGAAGTCAGCGAAAAAGGGCACCGCTGGCTCATCGAACTCACCGGAGGTTTCTGACCATGGACGGATACGCCATCACCATCGCCTGGATCGAAGGCGCCAACCACGTCAAGGTCGTGCAGCTTGACTACGCGCAATGCGAGGAGAACCTCGCCCGCGCCGCCTACCGCGCCGCCTGCGCCAACCCCAACGCCATCTCCGCGACCCTGGAAGGGCCGGGCGGCATCATCCTGGCGGAATACGAAGCGGCGCAAACCGCGCTGGAGGTCTGAGCCATGGAGCCGATCTACCGCATCGAGAAACTCACTCTGACCCATCACCACGCGGTCTATCGCGTGGTCAGTGGAAAGGGGCGCCTCTACCAGCAATGGGGCACATTCCACACCCGCGAGGAGGCCGAGGCATGCGCCCGCGAGCGGCTCCTGAACGAGGTGCTGGCGGGACGCGACCACAGCAGGGAGGCCTGAGCCATGGCGCTCGCCATCACCACGCTGCGCGTCATCGCCACACAGGGCGCTAATAAGCGCCCCAGCTATGGCGAAGCCACGTTCGATGACGGCCGCACCTACGCGTGGCTGGTGCTGCCCAGCGGCGCCATCGCTTTCACCGGGGAGCGCAAGCGTCACGGCACCTGGGAGCGGTTCTCGTTCACCTCGCCCGCACGCGCCGATCTGGTCGAGGACGCCATCGCAAATTAAGCGTAACGTCACGCTTCTGTGATCCCTGGGTCTGTTGACAGTTTGTCAGCAGACCCTTATCTACGTCGTCACCGGCACCCCCGCCGCGCAAGGACCTCGCACGTGACCCACACCTTCACCTACATCGCCAAACACGACATCGTCGGCGCCTTCGTCCCCCTGCAAAACCGCCGCCGCCACCTCGTGATCAAATACCGCGACGGCAAGTTCGCCTTCGTCTGCGGCGCCTTCTCCACCCAGGAAGCCGCCGCCAAGCGCGCCGAATACCTGAACCAGCATCACCTCAGCGCCCTGCGCGTCGCCTAACCCCAGCCAGCAAGGACCAGCCCCATGATCTCCACCAATCTCATCGCCCGCCGCGTCGCCCCAGGCGTCCCCGTGTGGAACCTGATTGCCGGGCAAACCGAAATCGGCATCCTCTCCAATCTGCCCCGCGAAAAGGCCGCCTGCATCACCGCAAACTACCACGGCCAGCGCCTCGATTTCCGCGCCTCCTCCACCGAGGTCGTGCTCGCCGCCCTGCGCTGCGCCATCGACGCACTCGACTACATCGCGGCCGAGGAAGCCGCCCATGAGGATATCGAGGACGAGGACGGCGAAATCGCCCGCATCCGTCACGAGGAAAACCTCAACGACGCCTGGGCGCAACGTCACGCTCACGAAGACCCCTGGTACTGAAACCCTGGCGCCCCCTCACGGGGGCGCCTACCCCGCATCAAGGACCCCAGACATGACCCCCAAATACCCCACCCACTGCCAGATCTGCGCCCGCTCCATCTGCGCCGCCACCGGGCAGATCGCGCACCATGGCTACAAGCGCCCCGGACGCGGCTGGCAGACCGCCTCGTGCTTTGGCGCCCGCTACCAGCCCTATGAGGTCGCCTGCGACGCCATCCCGCACGCCATCGAAGCCATCGACCGGTTCGTGGTGCGCACCCAGTCGCGCATCGAAGACCTCCTCGAAAACCCACCCCTGGAAATCGTGGAATACGGCCACGGCTACCGCTCACGCGAAATCCGCTACCGGCTCCAGCGCCCCGAGGATTTCGATACCTCCGCGCCCTCCCCAGGCTGCTACAGCCCAGGCGGCCGCGATCACTATCACTGCAACTTCCAGGGACAGGTGAAATCCCTGCGCCGCGATATCGAGAGCGCCAACGATGAGCGCCTGTTCCTCGTGCAGCGATTGCGAGACTGGAAACCGGCACAGGAAGCCGCGTAATGTCACAGGGGCGCCGCAAGGCGCCCCTTTCGCGTTACAGGACCAGCATGGCAAAAGATCCCCCCGCCAAGCGTGAGCGCTACAACAATGGAGCCGAGCGCAGCGCGGTCTATGCAAACACAGACGTGTTGAAACTAGAACAAAAACGCCTTGGTCCGCCGATGCAATACAACGAGCGGACATTCAATTCAATTCTGGAACAAGTGTCTAAAGGCGGAAAGATAACAACGATCTGCGATGGAACGCCGCCTTATCCTTCGTATCGAAGCTGGTTCAGATGGTTGGCCGGTTCGCCCGAGTTGCGTCAGAGATACGCGCAGGCGAGACACATGCTTGTGGAACGATATGCCGATGAGATCGTAATGATCGCGGATGGTGAACTGCCGCTGACCGACACCGATGAGCCGCCCAATCCGCAGCGCGACAGGCTGCGCATAGACGCGCGCAGGTGGGTGATGGGCAAGCTCAACCCGGCCTTCTGGGGTGACAAGACGGCGCCGCCCGCGCCGCCTGATGAGGCGGACGAGCGCACCATCATCGACGTGCGCAGCCTGGACCCGGCCACGCGCAAGGCCTTGAAGGCCACGCTGCTGGCCATCGAGGAGGCCGAGCGCAATGGCCAATGATCGCCCGCCACCGCCCGCCCTGCCCGAGCAATACCTGTCGGTGAACGCGGAGAAGGTGTGGCATCACCTCTGCCGCTACGGGTTTCTGAACCTAGAGGCAGAGGTGCCGTGGGACCTGAAGCTGTCCTACAAGAAGATGAACACGGCGGCGTATGAGCTATGCGTGGCCGACCTTGCCGAGCATGACGACGCCAGCGTGGACGCCGTCGTGATCCCGATCTGGGCGCCCGGCATTCCTATGTTCGCGCGCGCCCGCCGATGCTGATCCGCCACAAGGGCACGCTGATCGACACCAGCGAGGTGCTGCTGGAGATCGAGCGCGCCGAGCTAGAGCAGTCGCTGGCGGCGTTCACCGCCGCCGCGTGGCCCGCCATCGACAGCGCGCCGTTCGCCCATGGTGGCTACGTCATCGACGCCATCAGCGAGCACCTTGAGGCCGTCGTGGACGGCCACATCCAGGGGCTGCTGATCAACGTGCCGCCCAGGTTTAGCAAGTCAACCATCGTCGGCACCATGCTGCCCGCCTGGGTCTACGCCCAGCCAGGGCGCACGCCGCTGGCCGGGCCAGGGTGCAGCTTCCTGTGTGCCAGCTACGGCATGAGCCTGTCGGTGCAGGACAGCGTGCGCTGCCGTACCTTATTACTTAGTGACTGGTACCAGCGGCGCTGGGGCGACCGCTTCGCCATCACCGACGACCAGAACACCAAGACGCGGTTCGCCACCAGCGCCAACGGGGTGCGCATCGCCATATCGGTCGGGTCAGCCACCACCGGCCTGGGCGCGACCTACCTCATCGGGGACGACTTGAACAACGCCACCGAGGCCAACAGCGAGGCGGTGCTGCGCTCTACCATCGATTGGTGGCAGACCGCGTTCTACAACCGCCTTAATAATAGCAAGCCGGGCCATGGCGCGCGCATCGTCATCGCGCAGCGGCTGAATGAACTGGACATCAGCGGGCACATACTGGAGGCGCACCCCGAGTTCGTGCATCTGTGCCTGCCGATGCGCTACGAGGCCGACCGCTCGTTCTACACCGTGCTGGTGCCCGGCAGTGCCACGGCCGACGGCCGCGCGGTGACGTGGCGCGACCCGCGCGAGCGCGAGGGCGAGTTGCTCTGGCCCGAGCGGTTCGATGAGGATCAGGTGGCGCTGCTGGAGAAGACGCTTGGCCCCTATGGCGCGGCCGGGCAGTTGCAGCAGCGCCCGGCGCCTGCGGGCGGTGGCATTCTGAAGGCGGAATGGTGGCAGACCTGGGTGCCCAACGAGTTCCCGCCGTTCAGCTACATCCTAGCCAGCCTGGACTGCGCCTACACCGCGAAGACCGAGAACGACTACAGCGCCATGGTGATCCTGGGCATCTGGTATGGATCGTCGGAGACGATGGTCACTCGGCACGTGGATCGATACGGTCGGGTGCGCGACAGCGAGGTGGTGGAGCACGACGAGATCAACGGGCTGCCGAGGGTGATGCTGATGACGGCGTGGCAGGAGAAGCTGGAGTTGCATGAGCTTGTCAAGAAGGTGGCCAAGACGTGCCGCGACCTGAAGGCCGACAAGGTGCTGGTGGAGAACAAGGCCGCAGGCATCAGCGTCGGGCAGGAGCTACGTCGTATCTATGGCGCAACGGAGGAGTTCGCGGTGCAGTTGTACGACCCCAAGAACCTCGACAAGGTGGCGCGGCTGCACTCGGTGGCGCCGCTGTTCGCGGAGGGCACGGTGTTCGCGCCGGATCGGAACTGGGCGGACACGGTGATCCAGCAGTGCGCGAGCTTTCCCAAGGGGCGCAACGACGATCTGGTGGACGCGATGAGCCAGGGCATGCGGCATCTGCGCGACCTGGGGCTGCTGGTGCGTTCGCCTGAGCGCGAGGCCGAGATCGAGGAGGCGATGCGTTACACCAAGCCGCTGCAACCGTTGTATCCGGTGTAGCATGGCGGGCAAGCGCGCTTTCACGGCCGCATCGCTGGAGGCGTTCCAGAACATCTGTGCGATATTGGAACGGCACAACGGCATGACGCGGATCAGGATTATCGAGCAGTTGGTGGGGCGTACTGCCTTGGAGGTTGGGGTGGACAGGGAGCGGGCGCTGATCATCGCCAACGGCATCCGCAAGCACGCCATTGAATTGATCGAGGATGGGTTGGGGGGCGGCGATGGCGACGCGCATGACGGAGATCACTGAGTGGGTGCGGGTGGGGCGGGATCGCTATGGGCTGATCCACGTTGAGGTATGGAGTGCGGCGCGGGAGGGGAACGGTGTAGTGTGCGACGAGATCATGATACCGGCGGACGCGCTGGCGGGTTTGGCGCGGTATCTGACCGACGCCGCCGAGACGGATGCGCAACAACAGGTATGAGGGGATGGAACGATGGCGGAACATGAGAAGCATGTGGACAAGCCAGCGGAGCATGGCAAGTCGCCCACGCCGATAGCGCATGCGCCGATAGCGGGCGCGCCGGTTGATCCGGGTCCGGAAGTGTTTGCCCCCGAGGTGGTGAGTGCGGAGATGCCGCCGCCGCCAGCGCCTGTGGCGGAACCCAAGGCTGAGGCGAAGGCTGAGGCCAAGGCCGCGCATGCCAAGCACGATGACGACGACGACAAGAACCACAAGGGTGGCAAGCACGACGACGATGACAAGAACCACAAGCGGAGCCGGTGATGCAATCGGGTGAACCCAGCCTGTTGGCGCTGGCCGAGGATCTGGTGGAGTTGGAGGGTCGGGTGCGTAATTTGCACGCGGCCATCGGGGCGGCGCGTTCGCATCTGTTTCCTGGCAGTGTGATGCCGATGCCGTCGGGGGCGCCGCCTGTGGAGATCAAGGTGGCGCCTGCGCCTGTGGCGCCGCCGTTGCCGCCTGGGCTGCTGCGCCCTGGCGCGGTGATGCTGAAGCCGCCCGAGGAGCCGGTGGCGCCGACCGGGCATGTGTCGCCTGACGAGGCGGCGTGATGGAGTGCGGGTGGTGTGGCTTGCGTCATGGCCGGTTATGTCCGTCGGTGAAGGCGATTGAGTTTCACCCGACGGGCGAGGTGAGGCGGGTTGAGTTTGTAACGGGAGCGGACTATCCGCCATTGGAGGCGCGGTGGCCGTATAGCGCGAGCAACATGGCGGGCGGCGTGGCGACGCTGTCGCGGTCGAAGGCGCCGACGTGATCATCACACCGCAGCTTGAGTATGAGCCGACGACGCAGTTGCGTCTGCTGGCGATGGCGGATCGGGTAGGCGAGGAGACGTTTCTGGTGACGGTGTGGTCGCCCGACATCATCAACGGTCGCGAGGTGTTTCAATTAAGAGCCGCACAGGACTACCATGCGGTGCAGGAGGCGATGGCCCTGTATCAGAGGAGGTACGCGCTTGCCGCTCGTTCCAGGGTTATCACCGACGTTGCGGCTGGTTAGCACGCCGGATCTGGCTGTCAGCTACAAGACCAACGAGCCGACCACGCCGACGCAGACGCCGTCGGGGGTGAGCGGTCTGCGGGTGGAACATGACGATGGCAGCATTAGTATCAGTCTAGACGGTAAGCCTATTGATGATGATGATATCAGGAAAGATCCGCTTGGCTGGTTTGACAACCTTGCCGAGGATCTGCCCGACATCGAACTGAACCGGATATCCGATGATTTGCTGCGGCTGGTTGAGGACGACCTGCAATCGAGGCAGGACTGGATCGAGGACCGCGCGCAGGGCATCAAGCTGTTGGGGCTGAAGATTGAGATCCCCAATGTCGGGGGATCTACCGACGGCGCTCCGGTGGAGGGGATGAGCCGTGTCAGGCATCCGCTGCTGCTGGAAGCGGTGCTGCGGTTTCAGGCGAACGCACGCGGCGAGATGCTGCCCACCGACGGCCCGGTGAAGGTGCGTGATGACGGCAACGCGTCACTGATAGAGCAGGACAAGCAGGCCAATGATCTCGAGAAGGATCTTAATCACTATCTGACAGTAACCGCGAGCGAGTACTATCCCGATACTGACCGTATGCTGTTCATGCTGGGGTTTGGCGGCTCCGCGTTCAAGAAGGTGTATTTCTGCCCGCTGCGCAATCGCCCTGTCAGCGAGAGCGTGGATGCTGACGATCTGATCGTGAACTACAGCGCCACCGATCTGCGTAATGCTAGACGCATTACGCATCGATCCATGATGAAACCCAGCACGGTGAAGCGGTTGCAGATCATGGGCGTGTACCGTGATGTGGATCTGTCGCAGGCCGAGTTGCGCAAGCTCGACGCGGCCAAGGAGGAGAAGGACAGCCAGCAGGGGATTACCGCGACTTCGTCGCGGATGGAGGACCGCGACCGCGAGGTCTACGAGATCTATTGCGAGCAGGATTTGCTGGGCTACGAGCACAAGATCAACGGCAAAGAGACGGGTTTGGAATTACCCTACCGCATCACTATAGATGTTTCGTCAAAGAAAATACTCTCGGTAGTCAGGAATTTCGATGAAGATGATCAGGAGCTTCCGGAAGCCCGCGACAACTTTGTCAAATACATCTTCGTCCCAGGCATGGGGTTTTACGATATCGGATTGCTACACATCCTGGGCAATACCACGAACGCCATCACTGCTGCTTGGCGAGAGCTTCTTGACGGGGGCATGTATGCGTGTTTCCCAGGATTTCTTATGGCTGACACGGGGGCGCGACAGAACACCAACATCTTTCGAATTCCCCCTGGAGGCGGGGCGCTGGTGAAAACTGGCGGTATGCCCATCGCGCAGGCGATCATGCCGCTGCCGTATAACCAGCAGGGCGCGCCCGCGCTGATGAACCTTGTCGGTGATATCAGTCAGACCGGCATGCGCATTGGCGGCACCAGCGAGCAGCAGGTGGGCGAGGGTAGAGCCGACGCGCCGGTCGGCACCACGCTGGCCATGATCGAGCAGGCCAACAAGCTGATGAGTGCCGTGCATAAGCGCATGCACTCGGCGCAAGCGGAAGAATTTCGCCTGCTGGTGCGCACCTTCAAGGAGCACCCCGACAGCTTCTGGCAACGCAACAAAAAGCCCGCGTGCAACTGGGACGAGCAGCAATTCCTGGCCGCGCTGGAGCGTTGCGAACTGACGCCGCAGGCGGACCCCAACACCGCCAGTCATACGCAGCGGCTGATGAAGATCATGGCGCTGAAGCAGTTGCAGCAGGCTTCGCCCATGCTCTACGACCCGTTGGCGATTGATCGGGCTGCCATCACCGCGATTGGGTACAGCAACCCCGATCAGTTCCTGGCGCCTCCGGAGGCGCAGGCCAAGCCGCCGCCGGAACTGGAGCAGGCCCAGGCCAAGATGAAGGTCGATCAGCAGAACGCCGACAGCAAGAAGCTGGAAGCGCAGAGCAAGGCGCAAGTCGCGCAGGCGACGGCGCAGAAGATACAGGTGGACACGCAGGCCAATCCTGGCGGCCTCGCGGGCAAGGGCGGCAAGCAGCAGCAGGTGGACACCGAGGTGGACAAGCTGAACGCGCAGGCCAAGCTGATGGACGCGCAGAGCCGTCAGCAGCAGGCCGACACCGCGCGCGGCACCACGTTGAGCAACGCGCACGAGAAGAAGGCCGACCGCGCCTCGCGCGAGAAGCTGGAGATGCTCAACATCGCGCGCGAGGTGCTGCTGCATCCCGAGGCGGCACCCATCGCGCAGGGGCTGGTGGGCAAGGCCGAGAAAGCCACGGGCGAGCCTGCCGCGCCCGAGGCTGGCGGCGAAGCCGCCCCTGAGCCGTGACCAACGCCAGCAAGGCCGTGCGCGGCGCCTTGCTGACGGCGCGGCGCGTCACGCGCGCGGATGGCGGCGCCACGGCCAGCGACGCGTTCAAGCGCTGGTTCGCCAACAGCGTGGCGCACGACAACGGCGTGCCCAGGCGGTACTTCCATGGCACGTCGAAGGACAAGGATTTCGACAAGTTCAACGTGTCGCGCCATGGCGCGTGGTTCACCACCGACCCCAAGGACGCCAGCCAGTATGCGTCCGAGAATGACAGCATGGGGTTGCAGCAAATTCCAGGGACGTTTGACTACAAGAAGGTCAATCACGCTGCCAGGGTGATACCCGCGTATCTGCGGCTGGAGAACCCTTACACGGGCGAGAAGCCCAAGGAGATCCAGCAGGCGGCGAACTACAAGCGCGCGCAGTCGGATTGGTTCGACCAGCTACGCCGCGCTGGCCATGACAGTTGGCTGCCCGCCAGCATGAACGGCAGCCTTGCGGTGGCGCTGTCGCATCCTGGGCAGATCAAGAGCGCCATCACCAACACGGGCGCCTACGGTCCCCAGGAGGGGCGTATAGGCCGTGATGTCGGGGGACAGGTACAACCCGAGGAGGCACCGGGCGTGGACGTTTACCATGGCAGCCCGCATTATTTCGACAAGTTCGACATGTCGAAGATCGGTACCGGCGAGGGCAATCAGGCCTTTGGTCGCGGGTTATATTTCGCCCAGGACGAGGGCATCGCGAAGGGCTACCGCGACCGTCTCAGCCGCGACCGCGACCCGCGCATTGACCTGGGCACCGGGCGCGGGCCGCAGACGGTGGACGACATCACCCACGCCGACAACCTGCACCAAGATCATATGTTCACCCTGATGGATTTCATCGACGCGGGTGGCGATTGGGACGCGTTGCACAAGAAGATCGAAAACGATTTCTATCCCAAGCACGTGCCCAAGTTTCAGCAGCACGTGGCCGAGATGCGTGCCAAGTATCCGGCCGCCAAGCTGCACACGCCGGGGGCGATGTATCAGGTGCGGCTTAACGCCGACCCCGAGCATTTCCTGCATTGGGACCGTCCCATCAGCCAGCAGCACCCCGAGTTGAAGCAGCGCGTGACCAAGCTGCTGCATGGCGACGTGCCGGATCGGGTAGAGCAACTGCCCAATGGGCGATGGGTCGTGAAGGGCCAGGAAGGGCGCGTGATAGGCGACCCGAAAGGGTGGGACGAGGGCACGGCGAAGGTCTATCTGGATGCGGCCAAGGGCACCACGGAAGCGCCGTATGGCGGCATGGCGCAGATGACCGGCAAGCATCTGCACGAGACGCTGGTGAAGGAAGCGCCGTATGACCCCAATATCAAGTCGTCGCGCACGCGCAACGCCATGGCCCAGGCGCACGCAATGGAGCGGCTGAAGGCGGCAGGCATCCCCGGCATTCGCTACCTCGACAGCAACAGCCGCAGCGGCAAGAAGGACGCCCACAACTTCGTGGTGTTCGATGATGCGATACCCGAGATCAAGCGCCGCTACGAGCGCGGTGGGGGCGTATAGTGAATAAGGTACAGCAAGCGCTGGCGGTGGCGCGCAAGCACGGCGGCAGCGCGGGCCACGGCGCCAAGGTCAAGCATCAGGCGCCCGATCCGCGCCTGACGGCGGTGGCGCAGGATTACATGCGCCAGACCAATCGCGGCACCAGGGGACCGGCGCCCGCCATCGTGCCGCTCAACATCAAGCGCGCCATCATGGCCGCGCGCGATTTTGCCGACATGCCCGACACCTCGCACGACAAGCTGACGCGGGCGGCCTACTCGGCGCTGGCCCGCGAGACGGCGGATCAGTATCGCGCGCTGCGCGAGGCGGGATATCGGTTTCACTTCTACAACCCCGCCGTGCATGACCCGTATGCGAAGGGTCCGTCGGCGGCGACCGACGATCTGCGGCAGAACCGCAAGATGGGCGTGTTCCCCAGCGAGGAGGGTTTCGGTTCCGGCGAGGAGGGCACCGGCTCTGGCGCGCCGACGGATTACGGCAAGCGCCACCCGCTGATGGTGCCGTCTGGTGAGCACTGGGAAGGCAAGCCGGTTTACAACAACGACCTGTTTCGCGCCGTGCATGACGCGTTCGGCCACGCCAAGCAGGGCATCGGGTTTCGCGCGCCGGGCGAGGAGAACGCGTACCGGCAGCATGCGCAGATGTTCACTCCGCTGGCGCGCATGGCGCTGGCGACCGAAACGCGCGGGCAGAATAGCTGGCTGAATTACGGCCCGTTCGGGCAGTTGAACCGCAAGGCGCGCACCGTGGACGAGCCGACCGCGCCCGAGGACAGGCAGGCGGCGGTGCGGGCCGGGCAGCCGGGGTCGGGCTATCCCGGCACCATTTTTGGCGATCAGAAGCCGGGCATCCTGCCGGTGCGCTCGATAGTGTCGGGCACCGAGGATTTCCTGCCGCCCGATCACCCTGAGGTGTTGAGCCGGATCGCCCAGCAATATGGTCGCGGCGAACTGGCACGGCGCTACGCCGCAGGCGGCAACGTGGTGAAACAGGAAGCGTCGGGCGACGCGATCCGCCGTGCCGCACAGGTGGCGCGCGGCATCGGCCGCGAGATCGGCCCGCTGCCGGGACGCTATGCAGCGGGCGGGGAAGTACCATTTACAGACCCTGCGCAGGCCTTGACTGCGCAGCCTGCGGTGGCGCCTGCCCCTGCCAGCCCTGAAGGGGAGCAGGCGCCACCCAGTGCCCCCGCGCGCGCGTTTCAGCCCTATAGCAACTTGCTGGGCGGCAATAGCGGCGAGCATCCGGCGCGGATCTCGACCCGCAAGCCCAAGGCCGGGAACGAGGCGGTCACGGGCGATCTGCGCGTGGACACGGAATCGGCCAAGCTGGCCAAGCCGCTGCGCGAGACGCCCAACATGACGGCGCATGATTTCAACGTGCGGCAGATGGCGAAATACCCCGGCATGCCCGCGCATCTGCGCCGCAAGAACGCCAAGACCGAGGACATTCTCCAGGCCTTCCACGATCTCAGCGAGGGCAACCTGCGGTTTCTGCACGACGCCATGCCGCCGGAAATCCGCGCGCGGGCCAAGCTCTGGTACAAGGGCGGCAGGCGGATCGTGGACAATTTCGCCAAGCGCTACGACATGCCCGACAGCGCGGTGGCGGGGGTGCTGGCGTCGCTGTCGCCGCAGAAGGACTGGTATCAGAACGTCAGCCTTGCCGAGCGCGTTTTGGACGCGCTGCATAATCAGCACGACCTTCACTACACCAAGGAGATGGAGGACCACGCCAACCGCATTTTCTTCGAAGAGCGGCACGAGGGCACGCTGGGCAAGCTGCGCGGCAAGCGGCTGGCGGACATCATGGACCCCGAGCACAAGGCGATGTTCATCCGCCTGCACGATGAGGCGCACAATCCGCGCTGGCATCGGCTGGTGACGCCCGAGGGCGGGTTTGGCCGGGTGCGCACCAAGAGCGACGCGTCATCGGGCGACGAGGACGAGGAAGACGTAAGCACCGTCAGGGACCCGTCGCAGACAAGCTGGGGATCTTTGGCCGAGATCACCAAGGCGGTGCAGTCGGCGCAATCCGACGGCAGCAAGCAGGCCTTGTCGGACCTGATGGGCGACAAGCACAAAGTGCGCAATTTCTATAACAACCTGCTGGCGCCGGATAATCCCTACAAAGACATCACCATGGACACCCACGCGGTGGCGGCGGGCCTGCTGCGCCCGCTGGGCGGCAGCGCCACCGAGGTGTCGCATAATTTCGGTTCCGGCAGCATGAAGGACCCCTATCCCGACGCCGTTGCCGACGCCAAGAAGAAGGGCCTGCCGCGCCCCAAGCGCTCCGATTACCCGGTGCCGCTGGCGGCCAAGAACTCGGCCGTCACCGGCATATCCGGCATGTATCCCTACCACGCCGATGCCGCGCGCAACGTGGCGGCGGACCTGCAAATTCACCCTCGCGAATTGCAGTCGATCACCTGGGAAGGGGTGCGCGGCCTGTTCACCCCGGAGCAGAAGCGCAGCAAGAAATTTGTCGCGCATATCGACGGGATATGGGATAACGTCACGCATGGGCGGATCACCGCCGATGAGGCGCGGCAGCAGATCCTGGCCTTCGCCAGGGCAGATCCCGATCCTGAGAAGAATGGAAAACTCAATGACCCAAGCTGGTTCAACCGAAACCGACCCGGTGATTCGAATCCTGAAAGAGAATGGGATTCCAGTTACCAGAGAGGAATACCTGAAGGTGGCGCACATGGGGAACCCGCCGCCCTGGCATCCGGAACTGGAGGCGGACCTTCCGGAGCATTTACAGGACTGGAAGCTGAGGAAGTGGAGCGCCACGCCCGCGCCCGCGATCTCGGGCGTGCAGTCCGCAAAGCACATGGAGCAGCAGGGCGTCGGGACGGGCTACCCGGAACTTACGCCAGAAGAGCAGGAAGAGTGGGAGCGGACGACGTAGATCCGAGCTTCGGCGCTTCAGTACAGGGTATCCACGAGCCTCACCCCGAGGCGCAGAAAGTGTGGGACGCGGCGGGGATCTCTGCCCCCGCGTTCCACGAACTGACACCGGGCGCGCGCAGCGCCGCCGTGTTCCACGACGCGGTGAACGCGGCCAAGGCGTCCAGCCCCAACGGGGCCGCGCTCACCCCCTACGGACCCGAGCACTTCAAGGACATGAAGTTGTTCCTGTCGCCCGACAAGGCGACCGGGTTCGCGCTCAAGGGCGACGACATCGTCTCGGTGTTCAATAACAAGAAGCTGGCCAATCACCGCAACGTCGCCAATTCCATGCTGGATCTGGCAGTGCAGCAGGGCGGCAGGAAGCTCGACGCGTTCGATACCGTGCTGCCGCACATGTACACGCGCAATCGCTTCCACGCCGTCTCCAGGCTGCCATGGGATGACGCTGAAACCCCGGCCGGGTGGGACCATGAGGCGTTCAAGCAGTTCAACGGCGGGCGTCCCGACGTGGTTCACATGATCTATGACCCCATCAAGCACGATTTCTACAACACCCGCGAGGGCGCCACGGCCCCGGATTACAACGCCGCGCTGAAAATGCAGGGCCAGGGCGTCAAAACGATGAAAAAGCGCATCGACAAGCTCAAGATGTTCGATGAAAAGGCGGCCAGAAGGGCCGCGTTGAACGAAAAAAGGGCCGAAATGGGCCTTCCGCCCGTGGTGAAGACCAAAAAGAAGGCCGATGGAGGTGCCGTCGGCGCTTCCGGACCCGAAATCGAGCGCGCCTTGGTCGCCGCGCGCTATTACGCGGGCGGCTGGGCGTGAAATCTTGCAAAAACTGCCAAAAACGCGTTGTTTGCGCGGGAAACCCTCCGCGAAGGAGCAAATTCGCATGTCCGCAATGAGCCAGCAGGCGCGTAGCGCGATGAAAGCCAAGGCGCGCCGTCTTGGTGGCGGCAGTGACGCCAAAGGCATCACCGCAAGCAGTTGGACGCCGTCCGAGCCGCTCAATGCGACCGCGAAAACCGGCATGCGCCCCTTGTCGCCGCGCCAATACCGCCACGGCGGCATGGTGAAGGTGACGGCGGGGCTGAAAGTGCCGGGACCGGCCACCGCCAAGCACGCCGGGCGCATCGCGCGCAAATGCGGCGGTTCCACTGGAGGGGGAGCGGTGACCGCTTACATCAACCGCGATGCCAAAGCGGCTAACGAGGAGCGCGAAGGCCTCAAGCATGTCGGCGGCATGAAAAGCGGTGGGGCGGCGAAGAAGCAGGATGGCGGCGAGGCGCAGGGCGTCGGGCCGCAGCCGTCGCAGAACGCGGGGCTGGCCGAGGCCACCCAGCGCTCCGGGGTGCCCGCCAGCCGCATGAGCTTCTCGCCCGTGCAGGCAGGCAAGCTGTCGCCCATGAACAAGGGCGGTGCCGCCGGGAAAGCGAACGGCGGTGAAACCACGCGCAGCGGCCAGCCCCGTGCGACGATGGACGAGATCCGCGCCCTGTCGCCTGGGAAAACGGGCGCCTTGACCCGTGCCTGGAAGGCAAATGCCCCGATAAAAGTGCCGCCCAAGGATATCGCCAAGGCCAAGGGCGGGGCGCTGGCCGACGCCGATTTCAAGAAGGGCGGCAAGGTCAAGGCCAAGGTGAAGAGCGTCGTGATGGAAGAGCATGACGGGCTGAAGGCGGGCGGCGAAGCCAAATGCGGTGGTGGCCGCATCAAGCGCGCCTATGGCGGCATGCTGGGCGACAAGCACCACGAAGGCGGCGGCAAGAGCCGCTCTGCCAAGACCAACGTCAACATCATCATCACGCAGGGCAAGCCCGAGGACGCGGGACTGGCGCCCCCTGGCGGCGGGATGCCGCCGCCGCCACCCAAGATCCAGGGGCCGCCGCCGCCCGGCGCCATGGGTCCGCCACCGGGCGGGCCGCCGCCGGGCGCTGGCGGGCCACCGCCGATGATGGGACCCCCGCCGGG